CCTTCCATGTTCTCAGCGTGGAAGAAATCGCCTAACTGCATGATCACGCACCGCTTAGAAGGTGGCGCCATGTTGACTAGGTAGCCGATAGAGGCTGTCAGGGCTGTGATTGCCTTTTCTGTGTCGTAGTCGTCTCCTACCTCGTCACCCCAAGCATACATACCAATGTGCATGTCAGTGATAGGGATGACTGTCATCAGGTTATCGCCCGCATCCTTTCTTAGTTTAGGCTGGACAGGCTGGATGTCGCTAACAAGTGCGTCAATGGCCTCTCTGGCTACATCCAACTGCTGTTGTTTGTCTAGCGATGTTTTGACCCACTCCAGTTTAGGCTCGCCAGTTTGGGCGTCGAGTAGAGTAGATTTACCCTTGACAATGTGGCCTTCTGGAACCTCAAAACCTCCAGAGTAAGCATCTGGATCAATCTCTTTGTCTCTAATTCTAGCAAGTCTGCGCTCCAGTGTTCGCAAGTTAATCCCAAGGTGGATAGCAGCAGCCCTTTGACTGCCCATCTCTTCCACCGCTGCAATGATTTGATTGTCTGTATACTGTTTCATTTCATTCTACCCAACTGCTAGGGACTTGTTCTCCAACGTGGTAAGTAAAGTTGTTACGTTCGCACCAATCTGAGTACCTCTGTTTTTTCTTTCTTGTCAACCAGTTATCAGCTTGAAACAACATCCTAATGTCAAGATTAGGGTTGCTTCGTCTGACAGCCAACATTTTAGTTCTCATTTCACCTGTAAACTTTCCTTTGATTTCAATGACAATGCCGTTGTCAAGCACAACATCAGGTGTATAAGTTCGTTCTTTAAGAATAACATTGTGGCCGCAGTTGGCGCAATACGCTGGTTTAACCTCTGTTGTGTAGTGGATTTGATATGGTTCGTAACTAAATTTGATACGTCTGTTACGCAAATTGTTACAAACTCGTTCCTCTAGCTTGCTTCTATATTTAGGTTTCGTTGTCGGTCTCGCCATAAACTATATCCCAGTGGTGCATACTCCAAAAAGGGCTAGGCAGAGGCCCAGTTTTTATTTGTCGTTCTAGCTTGACTATTTCTCTTTTTAGCTTGTAGTTCTCTTCTTTCAATCGAGCCGCACGGCTTTCTAGGTCATGTATCGCTTTCGGAAATATCAAACGGGCTAATTTCGGTGTCTCTTTCATCAAGAAGCTCCTGTACTAGAACGCTTAGTGACTCTAGCAAGCTATCAGAAATGTCTATGTCACAGCTATGGTCTTCTAACAACTCTTCCATAAAATCTAAAAGAATCTTGTCATCTCTATACATAAATTGATGGCTCCCATTCATCTTCTTCTGTTCTAAGTAAATGAAGCATTTTGCAGTTCATGTGCATAAGTTCTACAGCAGACTCTGCACTTCCTAGTTTCTCTGACAAGTGCTGTATGTACTGCTCTTTGCAAGCCTCATAATACTCTAGGTCTGTTTGACAACCTTCTAGCATCTTTTCTGCCTTTTTTGGGCCAACACGATACAGGCCAATGATGTTGTCTACTGTGTCGCCAGTTAAAACAGAAATCCAGAAGGTCTTTTTAGCCTGTTCTTCAGAAATCCAATAGTAACTACCCTCTTTGTTGTGTGTAGGCCACCTATAATGATAGCCCGGAACTTGGTCAAGGTCTTTGTCTATAGAACAGATAATTACGTCTTCGTGGCCGTTAAGATATGCGTCCCAACCCCAAATAGATAGCTCATCATCTGCCTCAATGCCGTTTTTAGATAGCTGGCAGTTCCAAGCAGAGACAAGATACTCTCTGACATTATCATAGTGATAAGGCTTTACAAGATTTTTCCTGTTTGCCTTATAAGAAGGGTTAGCTGCATACCGAAAGTTCTCGTGTAACTTGCACCCAGTCAGAAATGCGGAGTAACTATTAGTCTGCATCTCATCAAGCAAGAAGTTCATCTGCTCATCTACACGATGCTTGACACAATCAATATGCTCTGGATAGGGCAAAACTTTATCATCAGGAAACACAGCAGCTTCTTTTGCGTCTCTAGCCGTAGCATAGACGTTATGTATATTGCCGTTTTCATCTACTACAGCATAGTCTTGTGCAGCAAAAGCTACAGCGTAGCAGATTGGGTCTGCATCAATAACCAGCAGCGGCTCTTTCATTTTGTGTTACCTCTTCTATCTCTCTTAAAAAGTCTTGCTTCTGTTTTTTCCTAGATGATGACTTGTGAACACCGCCTTTCCTTAACCACCGCTCATCTTCTCTTAGCCACTCTGGCTGTTTACGCTTAGTCTTACTCATCTTGATTACCAATCGCTGCTACCAAATCCTTTATCGCCTCTGATTGTTTCACCCAAGCTATCCACTTCTTCTAGCGTAGCAAAATGCACATCGTGGACTATCATTTGTGCGATCTTCTGGCCCTTTTCAATCTTGACTCGACCTGATGTTAATTTGGTCAAACCTACTACAATCTCGCCTCGAAAATCATTGTCAATTACACCACCCACAATATCAATGCCGTGCTTAAATGCAAGGCCAGAACGAGGCTTGATCAGGCCTACGCTAGTTCCGGGCAATGTCAAGGCAATGCCTGTATTCACTTTTGTGATCTGCCCGTGCCGTATTTCGGCATCGTGTGTTGCATACAAGTCCATCCCAGCAGATCCGGGGGTGGCTACACTAGGCTCAATGGCTTCATCGTTTAGCTTTTTGTACTCAATCTTCATACTCTGTCCTTTTGGTTGGCGCCCCGAGCAGGATTCGAACCTGCAACCTACGGCTTAGAAGGCCGTTGCTCTATCCAATTGAGCTACCGGGGCTGTTACTAATCAGAACGGCACATCGTCGTTAAAGTCTTCTTCAACTGACGCAGCTTCCTGCTGCTTTTCTAGGTTGGCCTCCTTCTCATAATCATCAGTCTTGCCTGTCTTGGCGTAAGGAAGAAACCACTCATTAGCGATTCGTAGTACCTGTTCTGCTGCATCATCAACATTAGACTTGCTTGTCAGAGTGGCCGCTACAATACTTGCAGCATAGCCCATGGCTGACTGCCGCATGATGGCATCCTGACGATCATCAACGCCTACGCCAGAACTAGCATTACGAACAGGGCCAGCACCAGAGCCACTCCCAGTAGGACGAACACCACTGCTTCCTCCATTTCCTGCCTCCTTCAAGGTAATATCACTTGCACGAATATTGTGGTAAACACGATCACCACGCTCTACGCTGTTCGACACAGCTTCAATGTAGTCGCCCTCTGCAAGCTGGTGCCAACCAGCACCCTGTTTGATGTTTGCTGCGGGCTTCTTTTTCTTGCCAAGACCATACCACTGTCCATCAATGTTGATGTTGATAGCGTACTGGTTACCGTACTGGTCTTGCTCTCCAAAATCCTTGACAAAAATCTTGTCAATCTTACCTTCTACAATCTGTTTACTCATAGTTCAAATACTCCTCAATGTGATTAGCGGAAAGTTCATCAAATGCTTTCTCTGCTTTTCTAGGGTCGATAACGTAACCGCACCCGTTAAGCATTGACACAACCTCCATCAAAACCTCTTTCCAGTCAGAGGGTTGAAGTGTTTTCTTAATAAAAGTATTGGTATCCCTGTCGTCAATCTCAATCCTCATCTTACCATCGTCAATATCATCAAACGGGAACTCTCTCATGTCATCACCTCAGTGTGTGTCTGCCCAACTATCTCCTACTTGGACTTCACCTGCAAGCGGGCATCTTAACTTTAAAAACCTCGTAGCCTCATCAAAGGCTAGGGGGACATTCTTATTGTACCAATCAATCCATTCCTTGTGAACCTCCGCTTGTACCTCATCGTGGATATTTCCTACAAATGTAACATCTGCGCCAGCATCTTTGATTTTCTTGTCTAAGATGCACAGCACAACCTTCATAGATATGCCGCCTCCAGACTGAAACAGGTAGTTCAGCGCCTTGTGCTTCATTATCTTACCATTCTCATCTTTACGCATCCATACCTTACGGCCATCAAGTCCTACCAAGTATCCTCTTGCGGCTGCCTTCTCGACTTTAGGCTTTAGTGTACTGATACCGGGAAAGACAGACTCTACCGCTTTTATAATCTGCTCTCCGTTCTTTTCTGGTAGATTAAGAATTGACGCAACCTTGCGAGGACTAGCGCCGTACACAGTGCTATAGACGCAAGACTTTGCCTCATCTCGTGTCTCCACACCGAATGGTTTACAAGCCTGTAAAACCCGAGTGTGGGGGTCTGTTCCAACACTCTTATCCCCGTTAATGAGGGCATCAGTGAAAGCGTGTGAGTTGATGTAGTGCGCTGCAATTCTAAGCTCCAGTCCCTCGGCATCAAAGCCTACAAGTTTATATCCTTCACCTCTGTGTGTGAACAGAGAGCGCATCTCTTTACCAAAGAACACATCATCGCTTGCTTTAGGCACGTTAGCGACAATCTTGTGTGTCATTCGCCCTGTATTAGTGCCGTTAGGGTTGGCAATAGCTGGAACCCTGCCATCGGCTCTGCAAGACTCAATCCATCCAAGGATCTGGTTCTTTCTGTGTGCCACCTTACTGTACTGAGCAAGCTGCTGTCCTACTGTACTGTGCATCTTCAATAGGTTAGGGCAAGGCTCACCATCAACCTTGATCTTTGGGTGGCCTGTA